CTGCGTTTAACTGTGGTTCAATTCTTCCATCGCGCTGTGATGCGCAGATGGGAGAAGACGATGTCTCACGCACAAAGCCTGCCCGCAATCGGCGCAGCATTCGAGGACGGCACCTACGCCGGCATCCTCACCGACAAGTCCGGCGCGCTGTATGCGCTGATCCTGCTGGACGGCCACCAGGACGACATCAAGTGGAAGCCCGCTCTCGCGTGGGCTGCTGAGCGCCAGGGAGATCTCCCGACGCGCCCCGAGGCCGCGCTGCTGTTCGCCCATCTGCAGGACAAGCTGCCCAAGCTCTGGTGCTGGACGAATGAGGAATGCAGCTGGGATGCCTCGTACGCCTGGCACTGCGGCTTCAGCTACGGCTTCCAGGACTACTTCCGCAAGAGCGCCGAAGGCGCCGCAGTGGCCGTCCGCAGGTTACCCCTTGAATCCTTTGATCCTTTGGAGTCGGCCCGTAGCCGCACTGCCGAAGACGTAGCGCGCCTGCGCAAGGCAGCCGAGCTGCTGGTGGCGGCTTGCGAGTCCAGCGAAGCACTGCTCGCCTGAACATGTTGTTCCGCCTCACCGTCAAGCGGGATGGGCAACTGGTGGTCGATCGCCAGGTCATCGCCCCCGACTGGTTTGCTGTCTGGTCCTCCGCGCTCGACGAGCACGGCCTGGGCTGCCGCATCGAGGTCGCTCCCGCATGAAGCGCCGCCACCCTTTCGCGCCGCAGGTGATCGCCTGCTACAGCCTGTCCCTGCTGCAGCGCGTGCGTCGCGCTGCGGCTTCCCTGCTCAACCACCTCACCAACTGGAGGACCTGATGTCCGAAATCGCCCCTATCGCCCAGACGGAACTCGCCACGCTCGAGCTTGGCAATCCGTCGGCCTTCCTCTTCGATGCCAAGCGCATGCAAGCACTGATGGACTTCGGAGAAATGATGTCTCGCGCCGTTGTCACCGTGCCCAAGCACTTGCACGGCAAGCCGGCCGATTGCCTGGCCATCACGCTGCAGGCAATGCGCTGGCGCATGGATCCGTTCGTCGTGGCCGGCAAGACCCACGTCGTGAACGGCAACCTCGGCTACGAGGCCCAGCTGGTCGTGGCGGTGCTGAAGAACTCCGGCGCTGTCAAAGGACGCCCGCACTACGAGTACCGCGGCGAGGGCCAGAACCTCGAATGCCGCGCCGGCTTTGTGCCCGCCGGCGAAGAGGTGATCGTCTGGACCGAATGGCTCTCTATCGGCGGCATCACCACCAAGAACTCTCCGCTCTGGAAGGTCAACCCGAAGCAGCAGTTCGGCTACCTGCAGGCGCGCAACTGGGCCCGCCTGTACGCGCCCGATGCGCTACTGGGGATCTACACCGATGACGAGCTGCAGGTAATCCCCGCGCAGCCTACCGAACGCCACATGGGCCCGGCAGAAGAAGTTCGACCGGAACTGCCCGCCTACCCACAGACGGACTTCGACAAGAACCTCCCCGGCTGGCGCAAGGTCGTCGAGTCCGGCCGCAAGACCGCGTCCGACCTGCTCTCGATGCTGCAGACCAAAGCCACGTTCAGCGCCGCTCAGCAAGCAGAGATTTTGAAGCTGGGCCAGGTCGAAGAGACGCCGGACGCCGGCACCAGTGACGACGGCTTCGTCAAGGACATGGAAGCCGCGGAGGCCAAGCAATGAAGATCCACAACCTGATCCAGGGCAGTCCAGAGTGGAAGGCCTACCGCGCCCAACACTTCAACGCCAGCGATGCGCCGGCCATGATGGGCGTCTCGCCCTACAAGAGCCGAGCCGACTTGCTGCGCGAAATGCACACTGGCGTAGCGGCTGAAGTAGACGCAGGCACCCAAGCGCGCTTCGACAACGGCCACCGCGCCGAGGCGCTGGCGCGGCCACTGGCCGAAGAGTTCATCGGCGCCGAGCTCTACCCGGTGACCGGTTCGGCCGGCCAGCTGTCAGCCAGCTTTGACGGCCTCACGCTGGACGAGAGCGAAGGTTTTGAGCACAAGGCGCTGAACAACGATCTGCGCAAGGCTTTTGCCCAGATTGAATCTATTGCGCCGAGCCACCGCGAACAGTGCGGCGGCCTTGAACTGCCCATTTATCACCGCATCCAAATGGAGCAGCAGCTGCTGATCAGCGGCGCAAAGCGCATCTTGTTTATGGCCAGCCAGTGGAACGGTGAAGAACTAGTCGAGGAACAACACTGCTGGTACTTCCCAGACGCTGAACTGCGCGCCCGGATCGTGTCAGGCTGGAAGCAGTTCGCCAAAGACTTGGCGGCCTACAAGCTGCCCGAGGCTGCGGCGCCTACACCGGCCGGCAAAGCGCCCGAGGCGCTGCCCGCCCTGTTGATTGAAGTCACCGGCAAAGTGACGGCCAGCAACTTGGTCGAGTTCAAGAAGACGGCCCTGGCCGCCATCAGCTCGGTGAACCGAGACCTCAAGAGCGATCAGGACTTTGCCAACGCGGCCAAGGCCGTGAAGTGGTGCGCTGACATCGAAGAGCGCCTGCAGGCCGCCAAGCAGCATGCGCTGAGCCAAACAAAGAGCATCGACGAGTTGTTCCGCACCATGGATGACATCAGCGCCGAAGCCCGCCGCGTGCGCTTGGATCTGGACAAGCTGGTGACGCGCCGCAAGACCGAGGTCAAGGAAGAGGCGGTGGTCGCCGCGCGCAATGCGCTGGCCGCCCACTATCAGGCGCTGAATGCGGAGCTTTCCCCGGCATCGCTGGCCGCGCCCCAGGTGGACTTTGCGGGCGCCATCAAGGGCCTGCGCAGCTTCGACAGCATGCAAGACGCGCTGGATACCCTGGTGGCCAAGTCCAAGATTGATGCTGACGCTGCCGCGCTGCGCGTCCGCACCAACCAGGCCGCCTTCAAGGATCAAGCCAAGGGTTTTGAGTTCCTGTTTGCCGACCTGGGCCAGCTGGTGCACAAGGCGCCCGAGGACTTCGCCATGGTGCTGCGCGCCCGCATTGCTGAGCATAAGCAGGCCGAGGCCGATCGGCTGGAGCGTGAGCGCCAGCGCCTGCGCGCCGAAGAAGAGGCCCGCCAGATGGCGCAGCGCCAGCGCGAAGAGCGCCTGGCCGCCGACCGCAAAGCCCGCATCGACATGCGTATGCAGCAGTTGGAAGACGCGCTGACGGCCGCTGCAAATGATTCGGCCGCCCAGATCGACGCTAAGCGCATGGCCATCAAAGCCAATGAGCCCAGCGAAGACCTCTACGGCGAGCGCCTGGCCGAAGCCGTGGCGTTGCGCAGCCAGGTACTGATCGCGCTGGGTGAGCAGCATCTGGCGGCGGTGCAGCGAGAGACCGCTGAGTTTGATGCCGCTGCGGCTGTCGCCGCCGCTGCAGCGAAGCCCGCGCCCGTGGTGGCCACGCCCACGGCTGTGCAGCGCGCGCCGGCCGCCGAGGTGCCGACTCTGAAACTTGGCCAGATCAATGAGCGCCTCGGCTATGTCGTCACCGCTGATCTGCTGGGCCGCCTGGGCTTTGTCGCCCACTCCGACCGCTCGGCAAAGCTGTACCGCGAAGGCGACTTCAAGGCGATTTGCGCTGCGCTGTCGGCGCACACGCTGGCCGTCTCTGCGGAGTTGGCCCAAGCCGCTTGATCAACGGGGTGCACCGCGCGGGTCCTTGCCGCGGTGCCGCAAGCGCAAGCCGAAATGAAAGCGGCCCCACCACCTCACCACCACCTGAGACGAAACCATGAACATCGCACTCTTCTACGACACGGAAACCGCCGGCCTCCCCGACTTCAAGGCCCCGTCTGACGCTCCGCAACAGCCGCATATCGTGCAACTCGGCGCCCGCCTGGTTGACTTGGCCACCCGCCAGATCATCAGCACGCTGGATGTTGTGATCCGCCCTGACGGCTGGACCATCCCCGAGGAAGTCAGCGCCATCCACGGCATCACCACAGAGCGTGCTGAGTTTGTGGGCGTGAGCGAGAGCCTGGCCCTGGGCATGCTGCTGGACCTGTGGGGCTGTGCGAGCGTGCGTATCGGCCACAACGAAAGTTTTGATGCACGGATTGTCCGCATCGCCCAGCACCGCTTCGACGAAGCCAGCATTGACGCCTGGAAGGGTGCGCCGTCCGAGTGCACGCAGATCTTGGCCACGCCCATCCTGAAGCTGCCGCCGACCGAGAAGATGCTCAAGGCCGGCTTCAACAAGAACAAGTCAGCCAACCTCGGCGAGGCCTACGAGTTCTTCACCGGCAAAAAGCTGGAGACCGCCCACAGCGCCCTGGCCGACGTGGACGCATGCATGACCGTGTTCTTCGCCATCCGTGACGGCCAGCGCGAGCGCGCCGCCGCCTAACCCTTTCCTGGGCGAGCCGGACTGAGCCTTTCCTCCCTGGGCATACCCAATTCCCGGCTTCAC